TCGACGATGGCCGTGCCACTTAGGATACACCTGATATACACCGTTGCGATTCTCTAACCATACTCGGCTGCTGCGAGCCACAAAGTCATCGTGTGTTTTAAAACACATTTTACCATTATCCGCAGGGCTACAATTATACATGCACCAGTAGCGCCACTTATCACCAAACATGGTGCCGTCGTACTTGGAATCTATTTCATAGTAATAATTCATTTTAACTTATTGAATCTTGGTCGATATCGGGCTATTAACTCTCTTTCAATCGCACGAGCTTGGTCTTTGGTTAACCTTGATTCGACTATACGGAAGCAGTCTAGTTTTTTATCGTGGATAACTTCTTTGAGAAATTGCGAATGTGGTGCGTCTCTAGTATTAACAGCCGCAAATCGTTGTCCAGTGCCTTCGCCTACATACACAATTTCGCCCGTGGCCGGATCAGTATGAGTATACACATACCATCTATTAAGATCCGTTTTATCTGGAGACGTATAATTGCCAGTTCGTTTGCTTGTCATTGAGCCCACCTTAGTTGAAAATATGTTTCCCACCGCCGGTCTTTAAAATTAAACTCTACTGTTGCCGGGGTTATCGTCTCATCGCCTAACCATGTATTTACTGCCGGAGTAAAACGCCAGGTGTAATCTTTGTCATTCTGTAGTCCTTGATTGCCAATTTGATCATTGTATAAGAATGCCTCATGGGCTGTTTTTACCACAATCTTTAACCCCATCGCAACATGAACCAAGTGTAGTCTTCATCCTGATCAAAGATATAATATGTTTCTCCCAATTTACTACCATTGGGATCAACCCTACATCTGTATGCTTCTCGCCAACGTTGTCCATATTGTCTAGGTCGTTCTAATGTTTTGACCGGCAAGGCACGATGAGCATTTGCCCATGCTTGATTAAACGCCGTATCTTTGGTACTTGCTCTAATCATGCCCACCTTAACATAAACAAGACATAATCCGTGTCCCATTCAAACTCAAACACACCTTCACTAACGAACAACCAAGGACCTTCGCAGTACTCATCACACCATTCAATACACGGCTTCCAACCTTGATATCTGTGACCTGACACTGGATCTGAGTTTACTATAGGGGCCATTACACTGGCTATCTTCATGCCGGATCACCGTAACGAATCTTAAACCAACCAAGTTCTTCATTACCACGCAAGTAAATAATACTACCGCCTAACCTAATATTAAAACTCCAATGCGGATTATTCATGGTATCACGGCCAATATGTTCTGACATGCCGTAAGTTTGCGTCATCCATTTTCTTATACTGTCAAACTCTAGCATTTTATTTACTCTGATAAAATATTTAAAATGATCGTTAGCGACAGTTTCATTTACGGTATAGTTCATTGTTGCGGCCATTTCTGCCATGACTCAATCATGATCTTCTTTCCAGTACTCATATTGTGTCTTCATAATAGGTGGAAGGCTGTGATGGACACAGCCCTGTGTCACGGAACAAAATCTGAAATATCCAATCCGTTTTGCAAGGCCGCAGTTCTCCATTTCCATTGCTGTCGCACATAGCAATCCAAGGCATCTTCTTGAAGTTGGTTCAACTGCCGTTGATAGGTTCGTGGAGCACCTTTAAGGGTATGTTTCCAATCTTCAAACGACTGGTGTGCCAGTTGGGTTATTGCATCGGCGATACCAAGCGTATGCTGTATGGCATACTCTTGAATCACTTGAGCCGAAGTATCAAGATCCATTGTATTGATTCTTTTCTTCATTTCATACCTTTTGCGAATACTATTGTAATATGCTATTATAGCGTAAATACATTATTATGTCAAACTCTGCATTCGTTTACAAATGGACTCACCTACCAACATTAAAATGGTATATCGGCTCGCGGACGGCTCAAGGATGCTCTCCTGATGATGGATATATCTGCTCTAGTAAAAAGGTTAAACCTTTGATCGAATCTGCTCAAACTGAGTGGTCTAGAGATATTATAGCAAACGGTAGTCCGGCTGACATGCTCGATCTTGAGACTACACTACTTGAGTTATTTGACGCCAAGAATGATCTCCGTAGTTATAACCAACATAACGGTGATGGTCGATTTACCACAACAGGACTACCAGCACATAACAAAGGTAAAAAGCAACCAAGAGGAACCCCCAGTTGGAATAGTGGCAAACCAAATCCAGAACATTCTGCTAAAATGAAGGGTAAGCCCGCACATAATAAGGGTGTTCCTATGAGTGAAGAACAGAAAAAGAAAATAGCACTAACTCGTAAAGGGCAACCATCACCAAAGAAGGGTAAGCCTGGTGTGCCATCAACACCAGAAGCCAATGCTAAACGATCTGAAACTCTTAAAGGAAGAAAACAATCACCGGAGCATATTGCTCGTCGTGTAGCGGCTCGTATGGCCAAAACAAAAGGATCCTAAGATCCTTTTGCCAACTGTTGGGCACCCACAGCCCGTAAATGCCCGAGTTGTTTAGGCAGATGCTTGGAGAATATATTTTCCATAGCGTTGGTGGAACTCATCAAAGTTCTTCAACTTAGTAGGTTGGAATGGAAGATTATATGTTGTTAAGGCTATCCTTGCCCCCATAACAACCAACTCAGTTTCAAAGTTCTTCATCATGTAAGCAAAGAAGTTATCGGCCATTTCGTGGAACTGTTTATCCGATACTTTGGCTTCAATTGCGGCCTTGAGCTCGTAGCACATACTGATCACCAAACTGTACATAGCTGACACTTCTTTGACATTCAGCTCTTTTTCCTTGCCAGCTAGGATATCTTCTGGCTTGGGCATACGACCAGCAATCTTACGGTGTGCCATAAACTTGACAGCAAGTCCTTCGCCTACAGTGCCAGCAATCAAGTTCATGATAGTGTCGTCATCACCATCTTCGTCTTCCAGCAATTCGCTTACAAAGGTCCACGAGCGTGGTGTTGCAAAAGCACGTGACGCAGACTTGGCATCAAAATCATACAGGTCTTGCTTGGCATAACTCAAGTAACCTACCACATCCTTGTGGATGTTCTTGTTTACAGCCCACTCTTGCCAAGATGCAAAGTCACACTTCATTTCTTGGTGAATGAAACGATTAGCAAGCGGAGTAGGCATACGATATGTAACGCCTTTGTCTGACTCTCGATTACCAGCGGCCACTAGCACTACATTGTCGGGCAAGAAGTATTTGCCAATGCGTCGATTTAGTATCAACTGGTAAGCCGCGGCCTGAACACTAGGCGCAGAACTGTTCATCTCATCCAGAAACAGAACTACAATTGGATATTCAGCGGCATATTCTTCTGTGGGCAAATCAATCGGAGCCGCCCAATCCATCTTGCCGTTGTCTTTGTTATAAAACGGAATACCACGAATGTCTGTGGGCTCCATCTGACCCAAACGAAGATCAATCATTACACCACCTAGTTCTTGGGTGATGTCTGCTACCAACTCTGACTTGCCGATACCAGGAGGACCCCAAAGGAATAGTGGGCGTTGTTTTTTAAATGCTTTGAGTAGACTCTTACGAGCTTGCACCGAAGTGACTGTTCTTGTTTCTGACATAAGGGCTGTGTCCTATAAATTGTGATTAAAATTAACTACTGTACGACTATTATACTACTAACGGGATTTTTGTGTCAATCGATCAACGATCTGTTGTTTTAATGCCGCAACATCTTCATTGCTGACATAGAAGTCGGTGCGTGGGTCATAATACTTGCCTTCTTTGTGATCGTAGTATAAGACAGCACCACTGGGATAATGAAAAGGACCTTCCAAGCCCTTGCGTAGGCCAAAACGAGTGTCATGTTGGAAAACGGTGTAAGCCATCTTGGACTCCTTTTAATTACTATACTGCTATTGTAGCAAAAAGGTAATTAATGGTCAACCGTGTAATTTATAAAGGATTTACTGCTAATTTTAACATCTGCACTCGGAATTGTTTTTGATCTAATGCATTATAAACCAAGTCAGCAAACACCATAGGATCGACTTTGTTCTTGTGTTTTTTTGATTGGGTTTTTGGTGTGCTGGTCAAACAAGGAGCAATAAGACTGACCTGTGGCCATTGGGATTTATTCCATAAAAATTCACAACAATCCTCCAGGGCTCGTTTGGCCACACGATATGTCATGGTGCAATTTTCTCCTTGTTCCCAACGCATGGTAACACTGCTAGAAATATTTGCTATAATTTTTTTCTGGCCTTGCCAAGATTCCCACAGTTCGGTCAGCATAAAAGTTCCGCAAAATGTGTTTTCGTAATCGTGGGCATTGTTAATAAAAATGTCACAGTCGGTTACTTCGGCAATTATATTTTGTCGATGCTCTGAATTAGTAATATCATGTCCGGTTGATCGGCTGAAACCCAATACCTCGTGTCCGCGCTCTCGATAAATTTGGCTAAGTGCCAACCCAATTCCCTGGGTATGTCCAGTAATTGCTATTTTCATTGAAGTATACTTACAGGATGAATTAAAAACTCTTTGGCCCTGGCCTGTTCAGATTGAATATAATTGTCAATAAAAATCTGATTATCGGTGGCATCCGGTTGTAGATAAAGATTTTTGATCACTTGTTTTGTAGCCGGATCTTGCAAGGCATTCCACAACAATGTTTTCATACGTAGTGCTTTCCTTTCGTCCATATCGGCATGAGTAAGTATCATAGAAATTCCGCTGAATCCAGAAACTTTTAAACTGTTAGGCACGGACGGAATTGTTATACCATCTATTGTAATAGCCGTAGAACCTGTGTTGCCAATAATGGCCAACTTGCCTTCCTTTACATGTTGCATCAGCATGTTGCTACCAGTAATTAAGGCCATATCTATGTTGCCGCCTAATAAAGACGCAACAATGTCGTTGGTACCTTTGAAAGGAACTATGGTGGATTTTTTGTTGTATTTTCTAACCACGGCTTCTAGATTTAGATTGTACGCGGTAGCGAATCCACCCACTAGATCCGGCAGATTTTTAACTAGGTCTTGTGGAGTATGAATCTTGGTACCAGATCGAACCACCCACAATGCATTAACTGTACCAACCAATACAAGATTTCGAAAATCCTTGTCTCTATATTTAACAGTGTCTTTCAGCAAAGGATTCCACACAGTCTGACTGGATGATCCCCAGATCATATCAATATTTTTGTTAGCAACAAAATGGTTGGCAGCCACAACAGTTTCGGCCCCGGGCATGTTGATGATGATCAAACGATCCGGAGTGTTGCGTTCAATACTGGCCTGCATGCTACGCAATACAACATCTGCTAAGTTACCGGGCGGAAATGGCAACAGAATTTTATATTCTTCTGCATGAATGGTTGTTGTGAATATAGCAAATATTATTCCAAATAATAAGCGGGTGAGATGCATAGTTTTAATCCTCTGTGAATTTTTTTAGGGTTTGATAACCAATATTCTGGTAATGATTTAATATGTTGTACAAGTAGTTGAGTAGTTTGCCCAAAAATATTATCTCCATTCCACACTCCGTCAAACGGGCTTATCAACGGGCCATTCCCCTTGCCTACACTAAACGTTGATGTGTTCCAGTCTGGGTATACCAGTTTATCAATTAAAAATCTGTACCCTAAACGGTCTTGGGTATCATTGTTGTTGAATACCGTTTCGATATTGGGCAATTTAATAGCTTTTTCAGAATTTATGTCTTCCTCTAGTGCTAGTTTATTTTTTTTAAAAAAATTTTTAATTATGTGTCCTTGCTTGCAAACAATGTCTACAGCTTCGGGTGACCAATAAAACAGTTCGTCATATTCGTTTTCTCGTTGTAACATTTGCGTTCTGGGATTTACAGCATTGTCAAACACATCTAAAAATCTTATGTTATAACGACCATCAAAATATACCCTGGGTTTTTCTGAAGCCCAAACAAAAACAACTTTTTTACCTTGTTCGGATAATCTCTTGTAATCTTCTACATAATCTCTTAAAAAACTTTTGCAAATAGTCCCAATGCCAAAAAAACACGATGATAGATAACCGCGTTCAAGCCTATATTGACGATCGGTAAGGATGCTAGCAACAAGCGGGCTCATATCAAAATCTCTATGTTTGAACTTAATTCCTTGTTCTTGCAGTTTTTTAATCAGCGGATACATAGCGTGAGTTAATTCAGCATGAAAAAAACTTTCAGGATTGTTGTCTGCTTCCCAGTAATTGTAGGTTAGAATTTCATCAAATTGTATATTGTTTTTCACAAAACTATTAAGTACGTTGGTACTATCTGCACCTCCACTACACATTAACACCACATGATCGTATGTTTCTCTAATTTGTCTGGCTCGGTCAGCATATAATTCTTGTAAATTTTTAGTTGGTTCTACGGTCCAATTGTAGCTAGAATAAAATTCTTCATTGAAATTCCAGTGGGGATGAATGCCGTTTCTGGTTTGTGTTTCGATAGCGTCTACCTTGCTGTAGGTTTTGTAATCACCTACTCGGTAATATCCAAACTTGTCTTTATTGTTGCCAAGGATTATCATTTAAACTTATTTGTAAATTAATTCTTGTTGAAAATAAATCTTCTACACTATGAAGAATAGTGGTGTGTGCAAGGGTCCAACAATTTTCTGGCAGTTGAATTTTGTCTAGCAATATCAAACGGTCAAAATCTTCTCCTTGAGTTTTTCGTGGACGAATCACCTCATGATCTTTTTCTTTCCAAAAATGTAGTTTTGCATCTGGCCCGCCTTGCGTAATAGGAAATAATAGAACATAATTTCTAGTTCCGTCGGTATGAGCCCCTGTACTACATTTTCCAGCACCTGATTCTACAATAGAATAATTTATACCCACATCGTTAATGTTTTTATAAATGTTTTCACGAGCCCAGGAATCAAATTTTAAATTTGGAATACGTTTGTTTCTTACAGCTTTTGGGTTAGTGTCACCCCAGTTGCGCAAGTGTCTTTGAACACTGATATCTATATTGTAGCCGGTTGGGGTACCATAATCAACATCTTGATCTGTAGGCCGATAGTCCAAGTCAATTTCATCAATTAACCACTGTGGAGGCAACGGCAAATTGTTCATAATACAATATGTGAACATTTATAATTTCTTCAATTAGTTTTATTGCTTGTAGAAGAACTCTACTTACGGTAGGCGTTCTGTATTAATAATACAGTAAAGACATTGTTATGTCAAGCGTCTTTGGTAATCCGACGTCGGAAGAACCCGGCGTTGCAGTATTATTTATACCTTAGCGGCCACGGCCGGCACTTCTTGTAGGCGGTTTTTTGCCAACTGTAGGAGCCCGTTGTTTGCCGGTTTTCTTTTCAATCGCTGGTGTTTCTAAATTCTCTTGATGTGTTGTGCCTTGTTTTTTTGCCAGGGCTTTTTGTAGTACATCTGTAAGTTTTGACATAAAATCTCCTTTGTTTAATATGTATCCGAAATGTGTTGCAATGATTTTATTGACACAGCCGTGTTGATTGGCAACCACCCAGTTGAATGGGCCAGATCAATCTGGCCTTGAACATAGTCTAATCCTTCTGGACTGTGTAATAAATCTAAAGGAATGGTTAATGCAACAGGGTCTAACTTATCTACAGGTAATTGTATTGTCTCTAAATTATCATTCTCTTTTAAACTCTCGGTATCTATAAATGCATTAAACTCATCGCCAACATTTTGTCTAATAAGATCTTTAGCTACAGTAGCATCCATGATGGTCCATGGGTCAATTTTACTAAAATCAAGGCTTCGTGTCAGTTGAAAATTCTCATTGCTACCAATGGGCGAGTAAATTAAGTTATTACGGTATCCGTGAAAAACAGACCAAGGTTTAATTAAAAAATGTCGACGATCAACCCCAATGGGTTCTTTGGGTATCTGGTACTCACGTATTGACGTGGTGTAATAGTCATTATCTATTTGAAGTTTTTGTATACGTGATTGAATATCGGGCTGTTGAATTATAATTTCGTCAAGGAAAATATACTTGTGTAACAATACTTGATTTCCATGATGACCAAATATAAACACACTATTTTGGTATTGGTCTAGGACAGTTTTTGTAGCATAGCATTTTATGTCTGCTAACTGTCCGTGATTGAATGCATTAACTACATGGGAAATATCTATACTGTGCCAGACTATGCTGTGTAATTGATTTTGATATTTCCTATACAAATCTTTAACTTTGAATTTTTTTGTATTGTTAGTGCCTAATCCGCTAGGGTGTGGTTGAGTTGTATTTTCAAAACATACCAGTCGGGTGCGAGGACCAAATCCTTGTTTTAATATGTAGCTCAACAGAACCATGCTGTCTATGCCACCGCTGTACATTAGATTCACTAACGGATGTTGGGAATAAATTTTTGCAATAGATTCTTTTATGTTTTGGTATATTTGTTGTGTATAGGATTTTAATTCAGTGGTTATGGGTAACCGCTGACGTGTCTTGTTACCATTATAAATCCAGCTAGCAGTAGGTATAGTTAATTGTTCAAAACAGCTACCTAGTTCGGAGTCACTTACGTGTAAAAGCGGGCTGGCTGACGGCTGAAAATAGATTTTTCTATCAAGTTGATACTGGTGTTTGGATGGACAAAATATGATCTGGTGATCTGCGTCTGTAAAAAACTTGTTGAGATTTAGATCGTAGTTGATATATTCAGACATATTATATTTTGGTGCCCCTTGTCCGACTCGAACAGACCACCTACTGATTACAAATCAGTTGCTCTACCGGATGAGCTAAAGGGGCTTGAAATTATTCTGTTACTGTTTCTACAACAGGCACCCGATAACCTGGGCGACTTTTTATTACTGCAATCCTACGAGTAATTTTGGCTTGATTTTTTTTACGAGCATTGGCCAATAACTTTTCTAACTGTGCAACATTTAATGGTCCCAAACGTTCTTTACCGTTCTTGGTACGCATTGGATCTGATTTACGAGCTTTTTGTCCTGTCTTTGCCATTTTGTTTCCTTGTGTTATATTTTACTTATAAGTGGTGTAGACAGCAATTAAAATTCTGGTGGGCCTACTAGGACTTGCACCCAGACTCCAACGATTATGAGTCGTTTGCTTTACTGTTTAAGCTATAGGCCCTTGGCGGAAGCGGTGAGATTCGAACTCACGATACAGTTGCCCGTATGTCTGCTTAGTAGGCAGATGCCATCGTCCACTCGGCCACGCTTCCGTATTACCTGGTACACCCTAGGAGAATCGAACTCCTCTTCCGCCCGTGAAAGGGGCGTGTCCTCACCGATAGACGAAGGGTGCCTAATCTTTACTTCATGAATTGCTGTTGCTTGATAGCCTTGTTGATGGCCTTGATGCGTTGATTAGCCTCCATGATTTCACGGCTAGCTCGTTCACGCTTTTCACTTTTAGTCCATTGTCCTGCTAGAGTTCGACTCAATTCACTTGTTGTTTGTTGTGGCTTGGCCATTTTATTTTACCTTTGCTAAGTAGTCAACCAGACTGACCTGTCCTGCTTGAATTTCACGTAGAGCATCAACACATGTTACATATCGTGTGGTGTCCTCGCGATGAATACGTTTGAGTTCACGCAGACGTTGCGCACCAATTAGGACCATGTCGTAGCGACCGCCACCAGCTTGACATACACACTGTTCCATGTCAATTTCTGGGCCTCGGCTTGCAATTCTTGGTTTCATGATATCTCCTGTTTTAAAAGTATATTATACGCTACTATTTCTAAAAAGTCAAGTTATAATGGTACCCTGGGGAGGATTCGGACCTCCATATCCTGCCTTCTTGGAGCAGTGACTTTACCTGTTTGTCTACCAGGGTATAACTTGGCGGTCTCGACGAGAATCGAACTCGTCCCATTCCCGTGACAGGGGGATATTCTAACCAATAAACTACGAGACCAAAACTGGAGTGGGTGATAGGATTCGAACCTACATAATACGGATTTGCAATCCGTTACCTCGCCTTTCAGTTGCACACCCACCTTGTTACTGGAGCGGAATATCAGAATCGAACTGATAACGACAGATTGGAAATCTGTAGTTTTACCATTAAACTAATCCCGCCTGCTACTGGCTCCCCGGTACAGACTCGAACTGCAACGAACGGTTTTGGAGACCGCTATGCTACCATTACATCACCGAGGAATATTAATTTTATGTTACTTGTGTGGTGCCATTGCCATTTTGAAAACCAACAACACCACCTTCTGCTTTGATCCGCTTGATGACGTCTTCAAACAAGATAGGTGCAAAGTCAGTTTGCTCAACGCAAACACAGTGATATCTTGTATCAATCATGTCAGGTATGTATGCCGGCGGCATGGCCTTCATTACACGATTGGCGTGTAAGTGTCCGTGGATGTTGACACCAAACCGGCCCAGACTTTCGCTATGGATAGGAATGTGACTGAGAATCATTCCATTCATCACATGGTAAGCACGCAGTTCACGGAAGTGTTTACGATAGTCTTCGTCCTTAAAGATGTCGTGATTACCACGGATCAACACCTTGTCACCGTTGAGTCTACTCATGATCCCCAAGGCCTTGCGGTTGATCACAACATCACCCAAGTGATAAACTTTGTCCGTGGGTTTGACTCTATCGTTCCAGGCCGCAACCATAAACTCGTCCATTTCGTCTGGATCAGTCCATGGACGCAGTTTGGTCACACCATCGTTACGTGTAAAGCGACATACACCTGCATGACCAAAGTGTGTGTCGCTGACTAAAAATACTGCTGGCATACGTGCCTCCTTTCTTAATCTTTAACTTTAAAATACACAGGATTTTGCTCGCGAGCTTGAATCATTTCTGCGGCCCTGCGAATCTTATCCTGAAGCAGTCGGGTCTTGAGTTCTTCATTTAGTGTAAAATTACTTAATTCCCAAGCCTGCTTCACAATACGATCGTTTAATTTTGTAAAATCTGTCATATTAATCTTTCCTCTAAATAAAAAACCCCGGAGTGTTAAGTTCCAGGGTTCGTAAATATGAATTTAAAACTTATTCTATTCAGAACCCCTTGCACCATCTTCGCAGACCACTATCCATAGATTGGTTTGCCCAATAATGAGTCGGCTTGCTAAAGAGAGATGTAATTTATTAGTCATCATAGTAAGTATTATATACGGTTATTTATACTTTGTCAACCAGAGTGGTACATAAATATTTCATGTTAAAACTTAGCCAAATCCAACAAGTCCAGATAGAACTTACTACTCGCTGTAATGCTCGATGCCCAATGTGCATGCGTAACTATCGCGGATTTGATTTCAATGCTGGGTACCCCGAAACTGAACTTACCCTAGATAACATAAAACAAATTTTACCAACGGTATTTTTAAAACAATTGACTCGAGGCATAAGTTTCAACGGCAACCTGGGCGATTTTGGTCTGGCCCGAGACTCACAAAAAATAGTACACTGGTTGGCAGGTCAACAAGTGCCGGTTTATATTAACTCCAACGCTGGCATGCGCACACCCGATTGGTGGGCTGGGTTAGCATTATCCGGAGTCACAATTGGATTTGCTATAGATGGGTTAGAGGACACTCACAGTTTTTACAGACAGGACACAGATTGGCACAAGGTGATTGCCAACGCAACTGCGTTTATTCGAGCCGGTGGCCAGGCCATTTGGCGTTTCATTCCATTTGATCACAACCGCCACCAAGAGCAAGCCTGTAAAGACTTGGCTGACAAATTAGGGTTCGCCCGATTTGAAAACATTGATGAGGGTCGTAACCGTGGTCCTGTGTATTCCAGACTAGGAGAGTTTAGCCATTGGCTTGGTAAACCGTTTACAGCTCAAGAAGAAATAACACCACCAGATATAAAAACAATGTTGCAAAGTCATGTCACATGGTTTGATCATCGTACAGTCAAATCAGACAAAGATACATCACCATTGAATTTGGTCTGTCAGCACAATCGTCTCAAAGAAATTTACATTGCCGCTGACGGAACAGTGTATCCTTGTTGCTTTTTGGGCTTTTATCCAGCAACAATGAACCATCCTGGCAACCAACAGTTATTGCCTTTAGTTAAAGAAAACAATGCATTAGAATACGATCTTGAACACTGTATTGAATGGTTCAACAGCGTAGAAGAGACATGGGCTAAGAGCAGCATTGCTGAAGGTAGACTGTATGGCTGTGTGAACAGTTGCGGCGGCAGAAAATGACCGTAGCCCGTGTAGTATTCATTGCTAGATATCGTGTGCCGCATGCCTGTATGAGTATGCAGTTTGATCACATGCTCGACGGAATTGACCGCACAGTGATTGCTAGTCCTGTGCCCAAAGCTGAACTGTGGCCAATATTTGCCAGGTACGGAATCGACACTGCCCACTTTGATTATCTTCCAGATGAGGAAGTACTACCGCATTACCCTGAAATTGAAAACTGGGTTATTCCCGGGGACTATCGCGGCTTTTGGTTGCGTCAACAAGCAGTCAAATTATCAGTGCTGGACTATTTAAAAGATGATGTGGTGTTGTTGACCGATCCAGATACCTTTATGACCAAACCATACTGTTGTTATAACGACGGGCGTCTTAACTATCTGGTCTTGACCAACACCACACACGGCAGTTACAACGGCATGATGGATGCTATTGTGGGTATTCCAAGACAGTCGCCGCATTGTTTCATTACTGAGTTTGTGCCAGTACACAGAGATGATTGGAATTCACTCAAGACACATTTGGAACAACGCCACACCACACATTTCCTCGATGCTATTATTGATAGTTGTCCTGGACTGCCTACTGTACCGCCATGGGGCACAGGTAATATGATCAAATGGTTCAGTGAATATGAGTTGCTGGGCAACTGGGCTGTAAGTCAACATGCAGTAGACTATCAAGAACAGCGCAGATTTGAATACAACAGTTTGGACAAACTAGGCAACTTTACCGCAGACTACAATTGTTTTGCTGATGCTGTTCCTGATCTAAGTTTAAGTTTACAGTTGGATTGGTCCACAGGTATAATCAAAGACTTTGAACACCACCTAGAGGTTGTACAACAATGTCTACAATAAATTTACGCCATCCTATATATGCACCCATTGATGCCACAGCAACCGATTGGCCGATTGGCCCCACTACTAAAAATTTAAAAGAGGCATTAATAAGTCCGTACCCAATAGCAATATTACCTGTAATGTTCAATGAATCTCGCATGTGGTGTTATGATCATACCTTATCTCAATTAGATCTTACACAGTTTAGTTTAATTATTTTATCTGATATAGAATTTGAATCTGTACGTAATATACAGGCATGGGCAGAGCGTAATAAAATCACCAATTATATATTGGCCACAGGCGGACAAATAGCAGATGATATATTTGATATTGCCTCAATGGTATATCGTCCATGGTGGGGTTATAATTTATTAAAACACAACGAATATCAAGATACTAGTTCAGACCAAAAACCTTTTATATTTGAAGCACTTCTTGGGGCCCGCCGACCTCATAGAGATTATGTTATGTTAGCCCTGCAGCAGTACAATCTTGTCAACAAGTCTATTGCTAACTATAGAGATGTATTTACTGGGGATATAGTTAACCATCAAACAGAAGAATTTTCTAAAATATTTCCTGAGCAACAACTATTATATCCGTATGTTAGTCCTAATTTAAATCCCAACTGGGAAGTTAAAGAACAAATTGAAAAAAGTATTAGTCCGTATGTGCCGTGGAAAATATATCAACAAACACAATATACCATTTTAACGGAAACCATAGGCACTGGCAACTGTTTCTTTATGAGTGAAAAGTCAACCAAGGCATTTTATGCACGTCGACTTTTTGTAGCATTTAGTAATGCCAATTATTTAAAAGGCCTGCATAGATTAGGATTTGAAACATTTAGTTCAGTAATAGACGAATCCTATGATAGCAACGTGTTGGACTTTGATCGTTTCCGGCAAGCCACCGAACAGTTAGTATATTTAAGCACTCAAAATTATCAAACAATTTGTCAACAAATAAAACCTATTGTAGATCATAATCACAATCGGCTGTTTAAATTACAAACAGAAACTCGCAAACATATGCAACAACTATTGCAGGAGAGAATTCCTGTTAATGTAATCAACTAAAAATTCATTTAATTTTTGATGATGGCCGGGCATTGGATGTTGCATGTCTTTTGCCACAACATGTCTAGGGTTACTGCCATAATTTGTTGGCGGAACACCATTATTCAATTGCCAAGATACAGCCCGCCAACCATATCCGTCAATGATTGCTGGTGTACTTTTAAACAGTTGCAATCTTGGATCATCCAACAGATCTTGATAAAGCGTATCGGCTTGTTGATAAACTAAAACCCTGTGCCCTCTTGACTTGAGATCGCTAATCATAGAAAGAATTTTATACATTAAATCTTCAGTACGATCTAATATACTGTACATTTCATTTTTTAGTTTGAGATCTACATATTGATCAGTTTCAGTTTGTCCCCATCCGTACTGCCAATCTTTTACAAATTTTTGATTCTGTGGATTGGTCCACCGACCTTCAAACTCTGTTTGATTTTCCAGGATAGGAATTTCTAACCTACTTAAAAAAGTCATGCCAAGAACATAAAATGTTGATTGGGTTGTTTGATAACTGTGTTTAAGAGTGGTACGAATAATACGAGTATTAGCACTGCCGCCAATGGCCAAACTTTCTGAAGTAGCAATGCCTAACCGTTCTGCTAAATCTACTTGCCCACACCCCGAAGCATAGGCCTCCATGTAACTACAACCATTAACAACTAAATGATTAAATGATGCCATGGTCTTTGGAAATTCTGCGGTACCAGTTGTCGGCAATTATCTGTTGTCCTGCCGGACTACTATGATACCCAGGATCCTCACCAGCAAACGGATTATTACCACAAACCGCTAATACACTTTCAATAGAGTCTTGCATGATATAGTGATTTGGTATTACACGATGAAATGAATCTCGCCATAGTGTTTGATTGTTTGGATCAAATGGCCACAACAATACTGGTTGTAATAAAAATGGAATGCCGTCGTGATATAACTCAAACACACCTTCGGTAACAATCCACTCATCCTGTTGTTTTTTCCAATGGTTATCGTAAATGCTATCGATATAATGTCTTACCGCTGTCTGTGCATCTTTATTGATAAGTCCAGAACGATACGGGTGGGGATAGTTTTCTGCAAGAGTAAAAATAGTTTCGCAGATCATGTTATAGTTGTTGTTGCCATAGTTGACATTGTTGATGCCATCTTCTCTACGATAGCCATTTTTACGTTCACGATCTTGTAAATGTCGTTCCAGCGGAGGATTCCATCCACCTGGCGGAATTGTCCAATCATACGGAGCAGCAGTAGCAGGCATCTCCATGCGATCCCAAAAGGTAGGAGTAACGATAGCAAAATCTGGACGTTGTCTACGAATCTCCTCCATCTGAATTCTAATACCGCCGTTGCTGCAACCTTGTCTGGCCAAATTAACTAATTCCCACCCCAATCGTTTGGCTAATATTTCACTCCAACTTGTGCCATCTGGAATTTTAGCTGTAGCTGAAAAACTACAACCGGCTACCATTAATTTTTTCATAATATTTTGTTCACTTTTTTTGAGACTGCATATTCGTTTGCATGTGTATGTTGATGAAAACTAGAAACAATCTCTCGATGTAACGGAAATTCATCTAAACTATAAACACCTGGCTCTATTGTGTATTTAACATTGCCTTTTCCAGTACCAGCAAAAGTTACTATATGGGCATGATGGTTAGCAACTACATTATGAATGAATTTATGATGAAGATGCCCGTAATCACCATAATGATCATGTGTAAGTACAAGGTCTTGATCGGTAATTGCTTGCCTAATAGATTCGGCAGCTAATGCAATATCAAAACTGCATATTCCTGTTTCTAAATCACGATAATCATCTACATAACCTAGGAACTTGGTCGTGACTCCGCGGCGCCCCCAGAACTCAGCAAATTCACGACCACGTGCATCTTGTTCGGTATAGGTAAGATAGCACACAGTCCAATCAAACTGCGGATAGTAATGCATGAAACTATAAGCAAAGATCACACAATCATCTGGATGCGCTACCATAGCTACGGCTTTCATACTATACCTCGACTGGCCAAGAACTCTGTATACTTTGTTTGTTGCTCTGTAGTCAACTGTGGCCACGCACGACGATGCACACTTACAGTATCTGCTGTTTGCATTTGTAAGAATTTACGATCAAAGCTAGCCACTTCACTATGACAAAGATTACACGGATGTACATCTGATTTTGTAATTTCGTATAATATATCAAACCCACCGTATTGATATTGTATCCATCCAGAGTATAAAATAAATTCAGTTAACATTCCTTGAGCCTGAAACCACTTGACAAAATCTTGTTTGGCATGCTCTTCAATCCAAGTGACCATACGACGTACTTCCGTGGTGTTAATAATAAAAGGAACACCGCCTGGCCCAAGTTGTTTAATTAATGCGATTCCAAATAATTGATTGACTATCTGTTGACTGGGTTCAAACACTGGATAAATGTCTAGTTGACCAACTGCTGGAAATTGTTCAAATTCTAACATAGGGCGAACAAAAAAAGTTTTAGCATCTAATATCATGCTCCACTTGTTGCTACTAACAGTTGCGGTCATTAATTTTAATACTTGTTGACTGAGCCACCCATTGTCTACCCACATATTGCCAAACGCTTGCCGATTTATTACCTGTACTCGTTCTTGCCAGATGCCCCACCAAGCTCGATCTATACAAGATCCTGTACCAGAATCATCGTTTATAACAACAAATATGGTGTCTATGTTTCGCCCATAGACAGCTACGCTTTGGGCTTGAGTTTTTAATGTATCTAATTCATCTTTGAAGACAACGGTAATGAGATCTATCATGTGAATACTTACCATAAAAAAAGCTCCCTAGGGAGCTTTTTGTATTCTAATATTAACGCTATTAGAATGTGTGACGTATACCTGTGGCATACATGTTGCCACTGAGTGCGCCAACTTGGCTTGTGCTACTTGTTTGTGTACTGCCAGCAATTGCATACAAGTTTGTACGCTTGCTCATCCAGTAGTTTGTACCAACTTGATATGCTGTGAAGTCGGCTGTAGCTTGGTTCGTACCAAATGCATTGTAACGTCCATTGCCTACACTTGCCCAACCTTCAACCGTCTTAGTGATAAAACCACGTGCACCAATTTGCTGTGCTGTACGATTGAGTTGATTTGCACTGTTCAAGTTGCTAGAAATCTTGCGATCAGTGAAACCTGCAAACAATTTAACAATTTTCAAATCATATGTGGCACCTGCATACAACTGACTGTCAGTGGTGTTGGTACCTACAAATGCAGAACTTACCGACGCAGTAGCTGATGTGTCGTTGATACTTTTGACACTTTGATATGCCACGGTAGCGTACAAGTTTCCACGCGAGTAGTCAGCACCTAGGCCATATGCATTTGCATCTACTTGACCACCAGTGGTAGCGCCTGTTTGGGTGCTGGTCTGGTTGTTCATAGAGTAGATTGCATTGGCACTAAAGCCTGCTTTGCGCTCTGTGGTAGCTGTCAAGCTGTTGTTGAAACGGATTGTGTAGGCTGCATCAGCTGAGCTCTGTCCGCCATCGGTGCCAGCAGAAGGATAGATCACCGAACCAATGGTGTTGTTTTGCTGACCCGGGTCAGTTGCCGCAACAGCCTTGTGTATAGGACTATACTGTGTACCAACAGCCACGTTGCCAAGACCTTTTTGTGCAACTCCAACAAAACTTTGACGATTGTTGAACGAGCTAAGAGTAGAACTGGTGGGCGTTACTCCAGTTTCAATGGTAAAGAATGCAGAGGTACCACCACCCAAGTCTTCTGTGCCTCTAAAACCAAGACGGCTAGTTGTTTCTGCACTAGATCCGAACTGATTGGAGTTGAGAGTGTTGGTTGCTGTTGCTGGTGAACCTTTGAGATTCTTACCGATGTAACCGGCATCCAGGATACCATAAATGGTAACCGAACTCTGTGCCGCCGCCATAGTAACTACGCCAAGAGACAACAATAAAGTTGCTAATAGTTTTTTCATGCTTGAGATTTCCTTATAAGAGAATGCTGGACGATCGCCCAACTAATTATTTAGTGGTTCTCACTGATGCTCTGCAAAAAATGCAGGGTTTTAGTAGGTATTTAGAGTAAACTGACTAGATCGTGCTCAAAAGAATAGGCTCCGAGGAGCCTATCTGTTATTTTCTGTTACGAGGTATAACTACCCTAAGCAGTGATTAAACTGCTAATGATTGGCGTTGTGCTGTACGAGCAGAGAACTTGACGTTCTTACCTGAAACAGTTACTTCGCCTGTATTTGCTTTTGCATTTACGAGTTTTGCTTGATTTACAGTCATCGCCTACTGTGTTGCCTCTTTCGCTATCTCGCCATGTCGAAACCTTGTCATCCCCAACGAAGCGTACTAGAAAGTGACCGATGCCGTTCGATAACATCAATGTATCCAATACACTTTGGTGGAGATGCCGGGAATCGAACCCGGGTCCACAACGCCTTCACTACGAAGGAATTACAACAATTCTTTTATAAAATCCAAACAAAGACAATTAGTACAAGAACTACGCCTATAACAAAACTATAATCCTGTTCCACATTGTCTCCTAGTCCGACCCACCATGCATTTTGATCAAAATGCAAAACAAAATTAATTATACCCTTTTACAACTTTACCGTCAATCTTGGGATTACCTTTTGCGTGGGCATCCACTATCTTATTGCGATCACGTTCGGACGGTAAAGGGCCACAGCCTAACCTTGCCCACTCGTCTTCGGAGTAGTAATATTGCTCTACTGGTTTTTTGTTCTGGTCCATGTGTTGAGTATTTAGTGTAACACTAACTGTTATAATTGTCAAGAAACTTCTGTAAATTACCGTATAAGTTAACCAACATGGCTTCTTTACTACCAAAAAATATCACACTGATCGGAACACCTTTTTTGATCACAATGTAGTAAGGTAGTTCCAACTGCCGATCTAGGGCAATTACTGTGCGCAGATTAAATTCGTGTGCATCTTCAATGCGGAACATATACTGTGCAAGATCAAGATAGTCAACAAAGGTCATATATCCCAAGGTAGTCAATCTAAGACCACCAGTACTGCGCAAGTTATACCACCAGGCACTGAATGCCGACGCTGGGCTTATGCGTTGCTCTTCAGGCAACAGTGCTACAAGTTCTTGAGTGAGTTTCTTTTTGTCACGCACATCAAGGATAAACCTGTGTACCGGCGTTTAACAACACAACTGTGAATTTGTCAGTTTTAAATTGTGTGTTAAGTTTACGGGCCAAGTTTTTGGCGTGTCCGGGATTACTGAATGAAACCTTTTTGTACTTGGGTCCAGGGTATTGCACCAGCATATTTGATGTTTTTAGATTGATAGGTTTGGCTTCAAAAAATACAGCCCACACGCCTTCGCTGGCTAAAACTTGTTCAGTTTTGTAGGTAGATTTGTTGGTGTGTTCAATTAGTATGCTGGGTTTTGGTCGGCTCATAGCATCGTATTCCTATGTTTTATTTATCTAGAAATATAGGTATATTTAGAATGAGCCACCACCTACCTTTACTGTTATTACTTCTTCTATTTGGGGTTTATTTGCTTGTTCACGTAGATCATGCAGTTCTAACAACAATCTAGTAATGTCGGCATGCATGTCTTTGGCCTCGGCAAGAGTCATAACAAAGTCTTTGGATCCACGAGCTTCATGCCCACGCACTCGATCAACAAATTTCTGTAGGTGTAAACTCATTCAGGTAGTCGTGCAAATGGTTCTAGACTGGGTGGAGTCCACCCATCGGGCTTGAGAATCTTACCATCGCCACGCTTGCGAATCTTGCCGGTGATGGGATCAACTTTGTCAAAGTTGGTACGCATTACTTCTTGCCACGCGGCTTCTCCATCAAAGCCGGCACTATGAATGGCACCAATCGTGACCACAAGAATGTCAATCAATGCATCAAGGTCATTTGTGCGAGTTCTTGAATCTTCCAGCTCTTGAACTTCTTCTTTGATTAAATTCAAATATAGTGCATATTGGTCTACGTTTTCAGTTCCTACAGATTGTCCACATAGGCGCATGAATCGTGCTTGATCCAAGAATAAATTAGTTGTTTCAGTCATGATTATCAACTTCCTCTTGAGTATAAAAAGGTCCTTGATAAGGATATCGTTGTAATGTAATTAGTTTAGGCGCCAAGACTGCTTTCCATTTGCGACCTTTACGTATATTATACCAACCGGCAGCAAACCACGATTTACTTTTGTTAGTTTTAGTGTACACAGGCAATTGCTGAGACACATTCCACATGGGGTTGTACACTCGTCCTGTAACAGTGTAGCCATAGATTTGGTCTATGTTTGTTTTAGGTTTGACAATTTTAGGTGCTGGTTCAAATTCAATATTTGCATTTCGGGCTGCCAACTTGATTGTTTTAAATTGCACAACCTGATTGTTGATTTTGACTTGGTATCCACCGGCACAGGCTTCCACGTTACCGACCTTGCGATCGTTTTCTTTTAAAATCCAATATTGTTTATCTACTACTGGTAGTGCTACTAGTGTCATTCAATACTCCTTTGTATGTTTCATTCAGCCAGCGTCCAAAACTATCTGCACTTTCACTGCATTTGTTTAATTCATACTTGCCGCAGAATTGCATAAATCTTACACCAACTTGTCCAATGTCTTTATGACTGACCTGTTCTCTGATGCAGGTGTCTACTGTGTTTTTAATTTCTTCAGGCTGTGCTGTCAAGTCAATTAATGTTCTATTGCGTTCGTAATCATCTAATACTCTATGCTCTTGTCCATCTGGATCAGTCCAGCGTTGTAGCATCATGTTGTTCCAGGCGTACCCTTGTTTTGCTCGGTCCTCAAACGCTTCCTGAAGGCCAACCTTGTTCTTAGTGCCCTTAGTACGGACGCCCGGGTAGGCCGAGAACACATTATCCGACGAATCGCCGCGCATACATTTTTCGAACAGTAACCAGCTTGGATCAGGGATTTTTTTAGGTTCTTTAGTTTTTTTATCGATGACCGCTTTTCCTTTAGCATCAAAGATTCCTTCTATAGTGTGTAATTCGTCTGTAATACCATTGTATTGTTTAACATTTTCAGCAAGTAACTGTACAAAGTCAGTATCGCTTGAAATTACTACATGTTCATCTTGGGGGTGTAAAGCAATCCAGCGAGCTATGATATCGTCGCCTTCTGCGGTAGGACAACGTAATACGCTACAGTTGGTCCTCTCACTCAAGTATTTAGTCAGATTATCATATGTTTCCCAGAACATTTTATCTTCTTCTTGTTCTGCGTCTGTAAGCGCCGCACGGGCTACAGCACGATTGGCTTTGTAGGGCTTGTAATGATCTTTGCGCCAACTACGCCCCTCCAAGGCAAAAACCACATGATCTGCTTCGAATCTTCGGGCCATTTTGTTGGCAGCCATCAAGGTAACATGCAGTGCAAATCCTACCTTTTCCCAAGTGTCACTGGCACGAAAGGCTCCATGTCTAGCACGAAAGAACAAGTTTGCAGTATCTATAAGAACATATTTCATACTATTAGTATAACACAGCTAACAGTCAAAGTCAAACAAATTTATTGGATATAATGTAATTGAGAATAAAGCGAGCAAAACTTGAGTGGCCATCGCGTCCAAAATGCCAAGAATTGGGCATGACTGTTTCTATGCCAGTGGACCGGATAATAGCATCATAAGTTTGATTAGGATCATACGGGCCAATGTAATTAACTCCCCAATCTTTTTGATCGGTAATAGGGCTGAAATCATTATTGCCATTAAAGAAAATATGTCGGATGCCCTGTTCGGTAAGTTCCTGATGAAGTTCCCAAATTTCTTGATGTGCTTGTTCTGTTTTGATTTTCCAGTCAGTTCCAATTACAAAATGTTTGTACTTTTCTTGCAGTTCCTGTGGAACATCATCAATGCCACTAGACCCGACTTGATAATAAGTTCCGTTGTGCAACCACTCTTCGCGTTCCCATGTTGACCATTGTATGACAACTAATTGATCTGGATGATTGGCACCGCCATCAGCTAACCACTCGCGTGTAGTTCTTATGATTCGGGCATTGCTACTAGCACTTTCAGCATCGCAACGTAATCCTGATCTAAGTGTAAGACTTAATGTTTTGCCCCAACTGACTGCAAGATTTTCTGGATGCGGCGCCCTGCCTAAATAGAATAACGCAGGATCGTCTTCGGCAAAGGCATGCATGTTAACAGCTTCTGCTGCTGCTGTGTGGCTATCACCGTTTACGTATAATATCATGATTTTCTATATGTTCAATTAATAACTTCGCCCAGGCATAATGACCGTCTTTTTTATAATGATACCATTTGTCGGTAACAAATCCTAGATTTTTTAAATACCAATAATAACTATAGTTGTTTTCATAAGGTCCAACATAGTTATGCTTCCAGTCTACATAATTAACAATTTTAAAAAAATTATACATACAATTAAAAAATAAATGTGGTATATTTTTTTTCTGTAAATCTAAATGTAAATTGTATATTTCTTTGTGCCAGTATTGTGACTTAGTATCAAGAGTGTCACTTGTTTGATCTGTGACCCAGACTTTATACCTATTCTCTAATTCTGCCGGCAGGCCATTATGTCCTGAACTATTTACATCATAATACTTTTCTTCGTGTATCCATTCTTCACGTTCCCAAGTAGTCCATCCAATTAGCACTAAATTAGGGGTGTTAATTTTTAGGTACTCTTGTGTAGTGCGAATAATGCGTTGATTACTGGCGCCAATTTTAGATTGATTTATTAAGTTTAAATTAAATTTATTAGCAACACTATGGGCAAATGTTTCTGTAGGATCAATCCCAATACCATAACTATGGCTATCGCCATTTACGTACAACATTATTTTTGTTGAAGCAGTTTGTCTGTTTCGGCCTCTACTACACGTCGACGTAAACTACTGGAACTAAAAGAATGATCACGACCGTTGAATACTAGTTCAATACCACGTTGATGACATTCGTGTTCGCCGCTAAATGCTTTGCCTTCGTACTCAACACCGAGTACACGAACATTAATAGGAAGGATTAACAACAAGTCAACTAGGTCTTGTTCAGTTTGATAAACTACAACTTCGTCTACATAACGACAAGCGGCCAACTGTATTTGACGTTCTACAATACTTTGTACAGGTTTGTTTTTGGTATCCGGGCGATCAATAGTTGGATCTGTTTGTAGTCCGCATATTAAGTAATCGCAGTGATTCTTGGCTTCACTTAACATTGCAATATGCCCTGCATGTAGCATGTCAAAGGTACTGAAGGTAATGCCAATCTTCTTACCTTCATCTTTGAGTTTACGAATATGATTGAATATCATGACACTTCACTACGGCCATCTCCGATGTTGCGAGTTTTAACCACACGGTCACGTTCAGGATTCATTGCCTCGTATTGTTCGTAGGTTTCGAGAACCACATTACGGCACACAGCAGTAAACCAACGATCTACAATGTCAGCATCGGTATCTTTAGGATCCTTCTGATAACCAGCACGAATCAAATTGGCCACAAACTTGTCATTCCAATCTAATTCAAACGCACCGTTTTGCATATTCTCAGGATCAACATCCATGCTAACAATATTGACATACGGCTCACCCTTTTCTGTGGCAATCTCTTTCTCCGTTTTTTGTGGAACCGCAGGTGCATCGGGTGTGATTGCTTTTTTCTTTTTAAAAATGTCAAATATTTTTGGCATGATTTCCTATCGAGTGTTACCGTAGTGTAACACAGCAACACCAGGCATGTCAACTGGTAACTTGCGCCATGGGTCAACTATAACACTGCCAGATTCAATTTTGCAGTACGGTTGCGTATCAGGAGTATTACCGGTATATTCATACGTGATCTTGCGATTGTGTGCCCATAAAAACACTGCTGGACCATCAATAGTATCCAAGCAATCAGTACGATCGTCGGCCAGTGGGTCAACATAAACAACAGGTAAGCCTGCTTCTTTGATATAGAAGCCAACTAAGGTTGAGTAACTACCGATACAGTATTCAACATCGGGCTTGTAGGCTTTGCCGTGGATCACAACAGGCAAGTTGTGTTTCCGGGCGTGGTCAACCAAAAACAATGCCAAGTTTCGTGCTTGGATCTCTCTAGCATGCATGACCGTATCAAACAAATCGTAGCCTACCTGATATTCTTCGGCTAACCAACGTAGTGCAATATTATCACGTGGATGGCAAGCACCTGCATCGCCCATGCCTGCTGTCATGTACTTGGGACCCATAATACGCATTGTGCTACGGGCCAGGGCATTGGTTACAACATCAACATTAATGTTGCCAATTTTCATAGCGAAGTCCTGGATCATGTTGACCAATCCTACTTTAGCACTAATAAATGTGTTGTAGAAAATCTTGATAGCTTCGCATTCGTCCCATGTACCGACTTCGTAACGTGGATTGTTCTGCATAATGGTTTCGTACAGGTCGTGGAGTTCGCCGGCAATACCGGTCAAGCTACCATCTTCAGTGCCTAGCATGATCATTTCTGGATTGACCATGTCCCACTTAACTGATCCCATGGCAATTAAGTATGGATTGTAAACAAACTCATGTTTCTTGTCCAACAATGGAACAAACTTTTTACGAGTGGTTCCTGGCAATACTGTGCTGATCAGCACTACTTTTTTGGGTGTAGTGGCAAATAGGTTTACATTTTTAATAGCGTCAATAACAGCATCGTGCCCAAAGTCTCGAGGAGTCATGTGGCTTGACGGAACTGATCCATCATAGCCTTCGGCATGCGGAGTAGGTACAGCAATAAAGATCCACTCACTTTCGTGCACCAGTTCTTCAATGCCGCATACTTTTACGGTGTCGCTGGCACGTGGGTAAATGTCGTAGCCGCGTACTTCGTGTTTTTCTGCAAATACTTCAGCGCAGTCTAGGCCTAATTTTCCAATGCCGATAAATCCAATTTTTTTCATTTTTGTCCTTGAGATAATAGTTGAATCCTACAGACTAATTTATCTGGATTCGGGATATAGACTATTATTTTTTAAACACAGGAATAGGATTCATTTTATGCAGGCTGCGGGCCTGTATAGTACGGAATTTTTCCAAGTTGGCCACAAGTTCTGGCGCTGTGGATTTGATTTCACCTAGATCCATACGCATGGCAACTTCTAAATCAGCATAGCTTAACCCCAGTTGATCTTCGTCGGTGCGTCCGTCGTCCCATAGACCATCTGTGGGAGCCGCATCAATAATGTCTTGTAACACACCCAACTCACGACCCATTTGCCACACTTCTGTTTTGTAACAGTCAGCAATGGGACTGATGTCCACACCACCATCGCCGTACTTGGTGTAAAAGCCTACACCAAAGTCTTCAACCTTGTTGCCTGTGCCTACTACTAGCCCACTGACTGTTTGGGCAATTTGATATAAGGTAACCATACGCAAACGACTACGACTGTTGGCTAGGCCCAGCAAATTTGGATAGGTAGCCAACCGATTTTCAAACTCATCAAACACTGAGGTCAGATCGATAATTTCATGGCGCACATTGTCAAAGCGTTCGGCTAACCAAGCACCTTGACGCATGCTGAGATCATGCAGGTCTGGACGTTGACGGATTGGCATAGTTACTGCCACAGTATGTAATCCAGTTCTAGCGCAGAGTGCGCTGACCACAGCACTATCAATACCACCACTGATGCCCACTACCAAACTTTTCATACCAGCTTGGGCGGCATAGTCTCGGATCCAGGCAGTGATACGATCTTGTAACGTCATTGTTTTTCTCTCATCTCTATGTTTAAATATTTGTTGACCATAATAGCCATACCCAAACATTATTTGCCCCAACCATTGCCCCACAAGTCCACATGTAATCGTGGGCTGTAATTAAATCCACGCTCACAGCAGATATTAGCAATGTTTAGTTTGTTTGATTCGTATGGATCAACTACGCCACCTTGTGGCATCAAGTAAACAACACCTGTAAATCCACCTTCACGGAAAGCATCCACGGCTCGGACAGCTTCGTTAACATGATCCTCTGTTTCAACAACAAACTTAAGATAGGTATGCCCATACGTTTGATAGTCGGCAACGACCTCAGGACGGATAGCATCATCCCAAGACTCGCCACTTGCACTCAACTTGGCACTTACACTAAATGTAACTTCACGCCCGGGCATTTCTTGTGCCCATTTGATCAAATACTGTTTAAAGTCTGTGTGCAATTCTTGAGTACCGTTGGTTTCGAACGTGATATTCTTGAGATCAGCCATACTAGGATGACTTAACAATTCACTATAGGCACGTTGCCAACCCAGTAAAGGTTCACCGCCGGTGATGACCAAGTGTACATCATTGCCGTTGTTCTGGGCCCACCGATTATTAGGAGTTAACAACAACATGTTAGCAACTAGGTCTTCTGTTGCTATGGTAGGGCTTAAATGTTTATAGGCTGGATGCCATGACGCATAACTATCGCATCCAGTTTCCACTAGTGGCAGGTCATTAAATGTAGGATACATATGGACCATCTCGGCCACTTCGTCTGCACCGGTTGACTTGACTCCAGGCTTGCAACCAAAGCCGGCACAGGTAAAGTTGCAACCATATGTTCTCAAGAACACGCTAGGCACACCAACAAAGCGACCTTCGCCTTGCAAGCTATAAAATATTTCGCTGACTTTAATTTTCATAATCTTAATAGGGGTGAATTGATATAACAGTATAACATAACTATCAACTATATGTCAAATTTTGACTGACTGCTATCGGCTTTTGCATAAAGAAAAACATCTCTTTCAAGATAGTTTTTCATAACCGATCCATAAACAGCAGGATTCTGTTGTTTAATTAGATCAATTTTACTACGTATTTGTTTAATCTTGTCTCTAGATTGATTAAGATTTGGTATTGGTGGAATCTGCACATTGTGAGATTTACAAAAACGACGAGTCAAATCTTCATAATCGAAATGCGCATGATCAATTACAAACCAATTTGTTTGTTGTATTAACTCGTAAGGAACCATATGATGTACGCTGTATGTATGTTCGTCGCACAGTACAGAGCATACCATTTTAGCATACACTGGGTGGTCCAGAATAGACAACAAATTGTTACCGTCTAAAAATTGCGCCACCCCCATGGTATGTCTATCACCGGGGTCTCGTAAGAATCCAAACCATGTTTTTTCATGCCACCGCCCTTGATAATCTGATAGATTTTCAAGTGACCACCCGTCTTGAGTCAAGGCATATTGCCAACTGCTACAAGCATTTTTAGCTATTTTAATCCAGGCCAATGGCCCCTTAGTCATGCAAAACATAAATTTATTTCCACCAATCCTCCCATGGGAACACAATCCATGAATCTTCTTCAGCTTTATTTAGGTCAACTGCTGAGTAGCTAACATTTAATTCACTGGCGCTTGATTCGTTATCGCATAGAACAGCAACACGGACAGTATCTCCCCACAGTTTGAACCAGCGATCAGCTTCAGGTAAACAGCCATCTTGCCAGTCTTGTTTAATCCAATTTAGTGTGGCACCAGAATCATTGATGTCGTCGACAATGAGAATCTTTTTGCCATTATAAGCATCTTCAGCCATCCACAAATTACTTTCAGGCTGACTATTATCATCACGCAGGCTTACCTTGAGCGTTTCCATTGGCACTTCTAGATACTGGCTAATTAGATTGGCTGGCACTAGTCCACCTCGGGTAAGCCCAACTACATAATCGGGTTGCCAAGCATCTTGCTGAATTTGGCGCAGGATTTCTTGTGTTTGATGTTCGACATCTTGCCAGGAGTAATAGATTTTTTTCATTGAGTATTTAGATCTAATAGAGTTTAATAGTAACATTGTACATGGATTAGCTTTAGCCGTCAATGATTTTGGATGAGGTATGCCGTTATCTGTTAAAATAATTTTGAATTCCGTGTTCAATTCCTTTTAGTCCAATGCCCAGCATCTTGACGTTGTTACTGTTGCCAGTGTAATTCAGCTGATTGCAAGAGTTGACTGTAATTTCAATTTTTAAACGATGTGTTTCAATAAATGTTTTTGCAAACTCACTGAGTTTAATTTTATTTTGATACACACAATTAGTATCCTTATTTTTAGGACGTTGTTGAATTATAAAACCAGCAATTAAGCAAAAATCATCGATACTAATATAATCAAAGTATCTATCATTGTGAATGTGAAAATGTTCTGTAGAAGATAAAATTCTTGGAATCAACCGAGTATGTTTTTCTTTGTTGCCAAAACATCCAAATATTCTCAAAGTGTCAAAGTTATCTCTGTCGTAGCACAATCTGCTGATAATATTATGTCCAAAACCATAACTATCTTTGGGCATTTGTTGAAATATATCAACTTCATTGGCTTGATTGATGTCTGTTTCTCGATCAAATTCTGCGCCGGATGCTATATTGATGTATTGTCCAAACAAGTTTGCACAATGATAAAAATTCATAAACATTCCAAGATTAACTCGGGTGTCAGTTAACACAGAATCATCTGTGTGACTTGTAGCAGCATTAATAACAGAATCAAACTTATGGCACTCAAGAAATTCTTTTACCGCCTGATAGTTTAACAAATCTACCGTAGATCTTACAATAGGTACAACATTGTGGTTGGTGGACAGATACTTTACAAGATGTTGGCCAACAAATCCATTGGCACCTAGCACTGCAATCTTCATAGGTCTAACAATTTTTTGTTAATAATTTCTTCTTGCATCTCTTTGTCACTTAGAAACGGATACATATCATGTAATGCCGCTTGCCGCCCATTTTTAAGAGCTTGTCCAGGCATAATTTCTTGCTCAGATAAACAAGTGCAGTCAATAATCATTGGGCCCAGAGTTGATAACAATACTTTTATATTGTCAAGATCTTTTTTAGTGGAAACTTTTGCATACCCAATCTCAAATGCCTGAGCAACATTGGCAAAATCAGGGAACCAAAGTCCAGTTTCAGAACTTGTGCCATACACACGACCGCCAAAGTATTTGTTCTGTGTATTTTTAATGCTTAGGTAACCCCGGTTATTCATAACAACATATTTGATGTTTAGATTATGTTGCTTTACTGTAGCAAGTTCTTGCATGTTTAACATAAAACTACCATCACCCATGGTTGCAATAACTGGTTGATTACTAGACATTGATACACCTATAGATGCCGGCAATGCCCATCCCATTTCACCTTGTGCAAGATTTAAAATTATTCTTTGTCCTTGCTTGGCATTCATTGCTGTAGGGCCTGCGTATCCTATACTGCCGCCATCGCCCATGAGAATATCATTGGCTGTGCTATGTTGATTAATAGCATGCAACACAGCATAGATATTAAGTGCCTGATCTTCTGGTTGCGGAAGATATTCTTGTTGTATAATCGGCCATTTTTCTTTCCAACGTTGACAACTTTTAATCCATTGTGTTCTTGTCATAGCATAGCTCCAAAAAAATCTTGCAAGTCGAGTTGATGTTTTTGATCCATGTGTATAATATTTTTTTCTAACTCATTAAAGTCGCAATCAACAACAATTTTATAACTAAATGGACTAAACTGTGCTGGGTCATAACCCACAGCACCGCTATTAAGACTGGTACCAAGTATTAATAACAAGTCGGCATTTTGTAAAGCAAAATTTCCTGCTCGACTACCACGAACACCAATAGGCCCAACATTCAGAGAATAATCATTGGAAGTTATATCTCGCCCACCATAGGTAGTAACAAACGGAAGTTGATACTTTTCAACAAATCTAACAAAATAATTCACTGTGCGTGATTGTCGTATGCCATCCCCTGCAACAACCAATGGACGCTGACTCTGCTCTAATGCATCAATTACTGATTTTATATCAACCTGTGACTGTGTTTGTTCTGGTATATTAAATGTTTCGAACTCAGCGGGCATAGGCGAAGTCTGAATATTACCTGGAATATCAATCCACACAGGACCAGGCCGCCCTGTAGTAGCAACATACATTGCTTCTTGAATAACTTTGGCAACTTCATCGGGAGAAGTTATAAAGTACGACATTTTAGTAATTGATTTTACTGTATCAACAATATGATGCTCTTGAACACCATATTTGCGCAAATTAATCCCCTGAGTTTGATTAATCCACCCACTACAGGTATTGAGCTTTACATTGCCACTTAAAAATAAAACAGGAACACTATCTTGCCAGGCATCCAATACACTAGTAGTGCAATTAGTGCCAGCACATCCAGTGGTGGGATTCACAACTGCTAATTGGCCAGTGAATTTTGCTTCTCCAACTGCGGCATGCCCGGCACCTTGCTCGTTGTGGTAACAAATATAAGAAATTTTACCTTGTTTTATAAAACCATCATTGAGCCCACTAGCGCCACCGCCCATAAGACCATGCACCCGTTTAATGCCTTGATCATAAAGATATTCAGCAATCCAATCACAAACTCTCATACAAAATGTCCTTTGTAACTTCTTTAATATTTTGCACTCCGCAGAATGCCATTGTTAAGTCTAGCTCTTTTGCAATAATTTCTAGAGCCTTAGTAACACCTTGTTTACCTAATGCTCCTACTCCATATACATAAGGTCTACCAATCATAACACCCTTTGCGCCTAATGCAATCGCCTTTAAAGTGTCTTGTCCTGAACGAACACCACTATCTAACCATACTTCTGTTCCATTGCCGACTGCTTTTATAATTGCCGGTAATGCTATAATGCTTGATGGTGCACCATCTAGTTGGCGCCCGCCATGATTAGAAACAACAATAGCATCAGCACCCGCCCTCATTGCTTTTAGTGCATCTTCTTTATCTAGTATACCTTTGAGGATTAGTTTTCCACCCCATTTCTGCTTAATCCAAGCAATGTCGTCCCATGTAAATGTGGGGTCAAATTGATTATTAGTCCACTGACTAATCGTTGACAAATCATTAACACCTGCAACATGTCCTGCAATGTTACCAAAAGTACGATGCTTAGTCCCTAACATACCTATACCCCAACGAACTTTAGTTATCATGTTAACTATATTCTTAATTGTAAGTTTCGGAGGAACTGACAGCCCATTTTTAATATCTCTAAGACGTTGACTAGAAATTTGGCAATCAAGTGTTACAACAAGTGCAGAACACTTTGCGGCTTTTGCACGATTAATCAAATCCTCTGTAAACTGCTTATCACGTACAACATATAACTGAAACCAAAAAGGCTTAGTAGTTGCTTTAGCAACATCCTCAATAGAACAGATACTCATCGTTGATAAGCAGAATGGTACATTAAATTCTTCTGCGGCTTGAGCGGCAAGAATCTCTCCATCAGCACGTTGCATTCCGATCATACCAACCGGTGCTAGTACTACTGGTATACTTACATCTTCCCCGATTAGATTAGATTTAATACTACGATTACTAATATCAATCCCAACTCGTTGACGTAACTTTATACTTTGAAAATCTTGTTCATTTGACTTCAGTGTGCCCTCAGTCCAGGATCCGCCGGCGGTATAATCATAAAACATGCGGGGGACTCGCTTTTTATAAAGCTGATGCAGATCTTCGATGCTTGTAATCAAGACCTAATTCCTTCAACAAACTTACATGTTTCTTTCCAATTTTCAAAACGGTATCCGTTATCATCAATATATAAGAAACTTCGTGGTTTTTCAGATGTAACCTCTGCAACGCAATCATCGATTCCGTGTTTCTTTAACCACTCCCAAACAAGCTCTTTACCTGTCTTTCCGTTTACGAGTGGGCGGTCGGGTTTAGCTTTAGCTGTAAAGATAACAATTTTATATTGTGTACTTAATTCACGAACTGCTTCTAGACTTCCCTCAATCGGGTAACCGTATATTGTGCCATCGTGATACCCTAAATGATAGCTATGAATTACTCCATCAAAATCAATACTTAGTGTGTTGTCTGACGATTCAATACCGGGTGGAGATTCGTTATTCATTTAATCACCATTACAATAGAATTTTTAGCAAAACCGTCCATTTCTTTCGCTACTTGTTTTACAACTTTAATTTGGCCAACATCGCCTGGGACGGTAACTAGGTGTTCACGACTATTAATATTTTTAATTAGTCCACCTTGCACAAACATCATGATTTCGTTTTCGTCGTACTGCTCAAAGATCCCGTCATGTGCGTTTTCAAGTACAATAGTACGATTGTTGAATTTATATTCAAATGGAGTTCCGATTGGATTTTCTAACCACAAACACTCTTCAGTTTTTGGCAATTCAAAATCAGTACCTTCATAACCTGCATCTTTTCTACCGTATGCATCGTGCAATCGAACAAGGTCGTCTTTGTCGACTGGTGTTTCAACTTCAAACATAATGATTCCATCTTCACTAAGTGCATGAGTTTGATGAAATAATCCTCTCCTAATCATTTGTTTTGAAGGAGCATTTAAAATCTTACTATCTGCAATAAAATTAATTTCTGCTTGACCTTCTAACACAACTAGTCCAGTTGATTTAGTTGGGTGGCAATGCATGCTAGTACGCTCACCCTGACGGATATGCAGAACCCAAAGTGCCACATCTGCATTTTGATATGCAAGGTATTCGTACCCCCACGGTTTACGAACAATAACTTGTTTATGTCTTGTCATTTTATGTTATAAACATTTAACGCCGCTTCCATCCATTGCCCCATGAAATCGTAATGCGGACAAGAGATAATATTTCGATCAACTACTGCGGGTGCATCTACAAAAGTTGCTCCTGCATTAGTGATGTCATCTTCGATATTATAATAGCCAGAGATTTGGCGACCTGCAACAACTTTTGCAGAAATAAGAATTTGAGCGCCTTGACAAATACTAGCAACAACTTTACCACGCTTATTCCATTCCGATACGAATTCGATAACCTTTTTATCAAGCCGTAGTTTTTCTAACGCTAAACAGCCGCCTGGAATAACTAAGAAATCATAATTGGTTTGATAGAAATCTAAATCTTGACCAAAATCTTTTAATAGCACATCACACGGCATATTAACTCCAGTGATCCCATATACTCGTTTTCGATCATCTCGTTTATCTGCAACTAATGTAACTTCGAACCCTGCGCCGATTAGGCGGTAATATGGATACACAACTTCTTGATCGCGATATCCTGTAGATGTTATTACTAACGCTTTCTTGCTCATTAAATTTGTCCTTTATAGGTATAGGCTTATAAAGCCATCAACTTTTTCACCAATGTACGCAATTTGTTCTGGAGTGATAACTGGACTACATCCATGGAAGAATGTATTCTTCATTGTGAACGTGGCCACAGGATAGTTGTCACGTGCATCCACAGGATTCATCAAATGACTATATGCAGGTTGCAACATGATATTGCCAGCAAAGTAAGGACGTGTTTGAATTAAATTTTCTTCAAGATAGTCAACAATGTCCATACGGGTAAACGGAGCACCTTCACGAATAGTTAAAGGAAATGCAAACCAGCTAACATCGGCCTTGTCTCTAGCACGTGGCAAGTGAAAAAACTCTTCATACTTTTCATATATAGCAAGCAATAGATTATAGTTGCGTTGACGTAGTGCATGAATTTCTGGCAATTTTTTAAGTTGCTCAAGACCCATAGCCGCTTGTAGTTCAATAGGTTTTAAATTATACCCAATTTCATCATACACATATTTGTGATCAAATATCTGATCTGGCATTTCGGGAATCCACTCATTGAATCGCTT